TTGATAACCATGGGGCTCGGCTGTGGTGACAACTGCAGGGGAGGCATTGGAAATATTGACGATGTCGGCGGCGCCAGGGAAATTGATAGTGAGTGAGGTCATACAAGTTTGCCATCTACGTAATCTCGAATATCTTGCATAGTTTTTGAATCCCATCCTTCAGGATTTTGAATCATGATGTATGCTTCATGTTTGCGTGGAAGTCCCCATTCATATGTCATGTTTCCTGACTCTGAATGCACTTTGTAAAGTCCGATACCCCATTCAGGATTAGGACATGTCCAGCGAGGTTGGAAATGGACTTTGATAACCCCTTCAAGAATTGGGTCATGTTCGATCACTTCAAGAATAAAGAAATCTCTATTGTGTTTTTCTAGATTGGCTTTAGCACACTTAATTAGCTCATCCATATATTTTTTACCCATCTCATCCGTGGTTTCACGAATGGTTTGGGTCTTCTGGCCAGCGTTTTTGATTTGATTATCAAATAGCTGCTGGCCAAGAGTGGACCGAGATGATTGCGAATGCAAAGTAGAACATTCAGGAATCATCATGTTAGACTGCATTCCCTACTTTAGCTTTATTCTTACGAATACGTCCTTCATCCTTGGAATGAATCATATTCTTTTCAGCCATGTAGTTCATGGACCCGTTGCCATCTTGGCCAAGAGCATAGCCCCCTTGATGCCAATCTTTACGCATAGCATTTGGAGTTACGTGCCCAATACCAAAGTCTGGCATCCCAGCGCCATGGCCTTCGGCTGATTTCTTTACTGCTTTATCATCATAATTTTTCATACATCTCTCCTTGAGAATTTGTTTCACCCTACAAAATTAAGTAAATTTTTTACTAGTTACATTTCATGCACACAAAATGGGCTTTCCCTGTGCATGTCTTTTAAACGTGCATAAGAAATCACATATTTTGTTGTGGTTGCATCTGTTCTTGTGGTTGCATCTGTTGTTGAGGCTGTCCTTGTGGCTTCTCTTTTGGTTGAATTGCTTGCTGCATTTCTTGATTCTTTTGCTGTAGTTCAAGCTTTATTCGTTGGTCTGCATGGTCATGGTCTTGTAAAGACTTGATGATGTTCATCATTTTCATGAGCTGTGTGATATCGATGTCTTTAATCTGTTGATCAATCTGTTCAAGTTCTTTGATAGATTTGAGTTGAGCCAGAGTTGAGTTATCTTTATCTTCTTGTGCCTTTGCTATTCTCTCGGCAGAAAGTGCAGCATCAAGACTAACTTTATTAATCCTTTCCTGAGCTAATGCCCTATCAGATTCAGATTTTGCACGGAGTGAGTCTGTGACAACTTGCTGTTGCTCCATAGCTTGCTGTTGTTGTGCTTGCTGTTGTTGCTGCTGCTGATTATTCTGCGCCTCAATGGCATCGATAAGCTGTTTCTTATTTTGTAGTTGCGCCACTTCGATGAGATAGCTTTCTGGCACATTGATACCATACTCACGAAGTTGAAGAGCTTGCTGAAATTGCATTTGCTTTTGAGATAGTGTGAAAACACCTTCTTCAACGTTACAATTATATTTGGGAAATAACTTATTCGTGTATTCATCAGAGGCTTTGCGTCCAAGAATTTTCTCCACTTTATTAGGGGTAAAGTTAGCATGCACCATTTCTAACGCAAGCTCGCCACATAACTTTTGAGTCATATCTAATTGGTCAAATAGAATCTGTAAGGTGGTGAGGCCAGCACCTTGCCTTAACATAGAAAGAATGCCTGCTTTCTCGTCGACAGCGCTGCCAAGAAGTTCTTCATTGACTCCAGAAATCTGGGAAATCTCTTCTCCCATGATGCGTGATAGTTCGATGACACTTTGTGGCATATCAGGTGGGGGAATAGTCTGAACATCATCCATACTGGCACTAGCTTTAAGTGCTAACGCTCTACCTTGTCCATTCAGGAAAGCATCATTGGGGTCTATCAGGGCATTTTCTTTGTATTTAATCCCAGAGTTGATCTGACTTTCCAGTAAATCGAGTTCAATAACTTTCCGACGGTTGTAAAGAAATTGCGCATCGCGTAAACCTCGTGTTATACCCTGCATCTTAAGGGCAAAATAAGGGATGTTTGGTTCGAAATAAGCAAAAGTTCCGACAAATGGGTAGCGATCAATGCCAAATTGATTTGGTCCATTGTACATCACTCTGTTTGAGACACTGATGGCAAGTTTGCAAGTCTGTTTTTCAGATGGGACAGCTTTCAACTGGGGATACATCTGGAGAAATTCTTTAAGAACTTTATTGTCTCCTTCCCATTCCTTCATCTCGCCTGTCTCCATATCGACAAGCATTTTTACGGTTCGGAAATCGAGATAATAATATTCATCATAGGGCAATAATCCCCGTATACCATACTGATAGTTCTCGGGTAGGAAAACGAATTTATCATCACGATTTGCAGTATAGGGCATTGAGCGAATTTCATCTTCTCTCTCCGGCATTAGGGATATGATCTGTTTTTTGCTCATCCACTTGCGAGTCCAGATAAAATTTGCATCAGTTAGATCTTGCTTTTTGAATGTAGGGTCTACAAAAGCACCATTGTAAGAAAAATTATCCCAGCGTATTTCACCATTTATTGGATCTGCTCGATAGTCCATCCAAGCAGACATAAGATTAAAGCCTGTGACGCAAGCACCTTGAAAAGAATCAGAAAGTGTATTGTAAAAATTAGACTGAGTATTACACCATTGGATAATTTCGGAATTGTCATCGGCCCCCTGTTGATCAGCCGCATGCACAGGAGTAACTATTGTGCTCTTACGGTTACGGCGTTGAAATCCGGTCACCATATTGATAATGCGTCTAATCCGATTAAACTGGAAAGTTCGACGGTTTTGAAGAGGAAGTGTGCCATATATCTGAGGCCAAAGTGTCTGGTCGCCACAAAAGAATCTCGTGTCTATATCTGCTTCGGTGTAATACTGTTGATTAAGTGTAATTCCTTCTCGGTAACTTTGTTCCATTAGACGTTTGATATCTTGATCATCGCCATCAGTATAATAGGGGCTCAAGTCGGAAAAAGTCATGAATATGCCTATGATTAAATCCACACTCTAACTAAAAAAATTAATTTGAATCACGATTTATTTTTGTAGGCTAAAATTCATGCCAGATATATAGTCTCACCCAGAAGATTGATACTCTTCTAATTCTGTTCTTTCGTGGGGGACTTACCGGGCTCCCACGATTTTTTATTGAATGCCTAAGTCTTTATCAAAAGGGATAGGATATTCTTGCAATTCCATCTGTTGAAATTTCATCTCATCGCAACAGCAAATGGCAAGGTCACCACAAGAATAGCAGATGAGATCAAAACATTTGACGGAATCTAGCCAAGTGCGATTGCAGTTGGGACATACATAGCGATATTCACACATATATCCTCCCGTTAAGTTTAGCTTTTTTAGGGTTTTGGTTTACGCTTTCGTCTCTGAAAATGAAATTCCCAGGAGTCGAAACCCCTGGGTTCCCTGTCTAACTGACACTGCATTACTTAAGCTGCAATACCAGCTGCGACATACAGGCTATACCATTTCAGTCTTAGGCTCGAACTTATTAAAGTTATTTTTTCTTCTTCGAATCCTAAGATTAACCGCATCTCTTGACCGCATCGATTTGCGTTTCTGTTGCATCCAATTAGCATTCTTAATTTTGTTAGGTAAAGTTTTTTGACACTCTATACCGCAAAATTTGTGGTCCTTATATCGTGGAGTGAACATCTGCTTGCAACAAGGGCACTCACGATCATTAGGTGTTTCCTTTCCTGCAATAACTTTGCGCTTTTCTTTAGCTAGTTTACTGGCTACTTCATAGCCACATTTAATACAGAGTTTATGTTTAGATTTCTGATTGATTGGGTACTCGTGACAATTGGGACAAATCATATTCTTGTGTCCTCGGGGAAATGTTGCCGATACAGTTCTCTCCAATTTTTTCCCGGTAAGATAACTGACCACTTATTTCTTTGACTCAGGTACAAATTTAAAGATTCGATTCTTTTTTTCTCATCCAAATCATTTGCCCATTGCATAGCATGCGAAATCATTTCTTTGTCTAAATTTCCATTTAAACTAGATTGATAGACACTATTCCAGTGTCTATCACAACTTTTCATTCTCTCTAGACTCTCACACTCTATCATTTTCGTTTTCATCGCAATCACACATGACTAGTGTTTCATAATCGTAAAGTGCCTTGATAGCTATTTCCATATCGGGACTATTTTTTATGCTACACAAAGCTTTAAGTAAAATATTAATTCCTCTAGTTTCCTTGTCTTGGATTGTCTCTGTATTTTCCATTTTAATTCCCTAGGTAAGATTGGTTTGGAGGGTCACGAAAATCTATGATACCATGCTTTTTCTTTAGGTCACGGTGTTGTTCTAGAGAATAGCCAGAACCATCACGGAAATTCTCTACAGCATAACAAAGATAGCGGAAAGCATCTGCACAATGGGATGTATAATCATGTAAGGGATCAGCGCTATAGCAAGTCATTTTTTCATTATAGACTTTACGATAGCCTTCGAGACATTTGAGAGCGTATTCACATTTCTTAGCATCAAAGAAGCAGCGAGGCAAATATTTCCGAACACGTTCAATGCCATCATGAAGTTTCGGTTCTCTGGGCAATATGATCGGTTTTATGCCAAGTTCATATGCATACGTTGCAAGTGCGCTATGTCCGCCTCTGAGCGAGCCTGCCCCAGCATCATGTGGAAAATAGTGTGAGCCATATGAATACTTATATTTATCTTTGCGGCTCTCCAAGATGTCGATATAGTGTGGTAACGATTCGCCATGGTTTTCATAATAATCAAGGATTCTAATTTCGTCTTGTATGACTTGAAACCAGAAAATAGAGGTAGAATCACTGAAACCCATATCCCAAGCGGTGTGCACTTGGGCATAATCATCTTTGCGTACTTCTCGAATTCGTTCATCGAGTCGCAATTGAGTGAGTAGTTTTGCATAGTAAGAACCTTCAACACCACGGTCGAAATTACAATAGTATTCTTGTTGGATTGTCTCTTCACTCACGCCTCGTTTTTGCATCTCCTCTAACTCTGCAGTAGAGATCATGTGAGAATCAGCATTGGTTACTTTTTCAGTATACCAAAATTCTGGCCGTTGACAAGCATATTGCCATAAATCATAAGCATGATTGCGCCCGAAGGGAGTTGTATTGAAGAGAGCCCAGCCTTTATTCTCTTGAAGAATTGGCTCTATAATTTTTCTCCAGGTATCAGGGTGATGGAAAGCATACTCAGACAAAACAACACCAATAGGATTAGATGAACGTAGGGAATCATGGTTGTCAGAGCCAAGTATGCGTATAAGACTACCATTAACAAGAGTGATAAGCATTTCAGTGTTGTTAGGGTCTTTGGCATAGAACTCCTTGGGAATATAATCTAAAAAGCGTTTACCAACAGAAGTCATACCTTCCCAGATTGCTTTACGCGCTTGATTTTGCTTTGGATATATATAATAGTAAGAGCCACGTTGTTGCATAGCACGAACAATTAAATAATTCCAACAGGCAATATCTTTACCATGCCTACGGGCCCACAAGAGAAATCCACGAGATTTCCCCTGCATTCCACGAGCAAACTTTTCTTGCCATGCACGTGGTTGATAATCAGACTTCAGTTCTAGGAGCATCTGGCACCATACTTGGATGTACTGTAAATTTAATTTCTTCGATAACTTGTTCTGGGGCTTCTTCTTTAGCTGGCTCTTTTTGATCTAGCTTTTGTTTGCCAAGCCAAATTTGCATAGCGACACTTCCATCTTCTAAAGCAGATTTCCATTGCGCTGTGCGAAGAGATTCTTTACCTTCTGCACGAGCTTTTTTTAGTAGATGCATAAAGTTGCGTTCGATCGTATCGGGACTGCATTCACAGATGTCAGCTATCTCTTGAGTGGTGCACCATTTCTTAGCCATCTTATAGATTAAATTTTCATCGAGCTTTTTGTGACCAATATAGGGTTTTTTTTTGACCATATTATTTCGTGTTAAGGGTTTACTCCTACATAACAAAATTTTTCATATATGTAAAGGTTTTGCAATTTTACCGGTATACTGTGCAGAGATTTTTCGTTAAAAAAAGGTAGCCTAAGAATTTCTATACGATTTTATGCTGCTTTTAACCGCTTTTTCTCGCGTCTATCTTCGGCATGAAGTTTGCCATGTTCTGAAGCAGTAATCCACATACAGTTTTCTGGACAATAGTCTTTAGAGTTGTCTTTTCGGTGAATGTGCATTCCTTTTTGGAAGCCGGTCATATTTGCCCATATTAAACCCTTTAGTTTACATAAAATTCCTACATATCATGTGTTCAAGAATCCATCAATAGAAAACTTTGATTTGCCTTTATTTTTTCTTTATGCCATATTCTTCGGAATTGGTTTGCCGGAGGTAGCAAAGGGATCAGAAATAGAGGGGGAAAGGCTTTATGAAAGAAGATGATGAGTACAAGGCCATCTTAATGGCTCAGTCAGGTACAAAAAGAGATAGTCCAGAGTTCAAGAATTTCGAAAAAGATATTGAGAGATTTCTTGAAAAAATTAACAAGGCAAGAAAAAAAGAAGGGAAAGGACAAAATGGGCAAGACGGCACGATATACCAGAGACAGGAAAGTAAGTGATAGTGGAGTGATAGAGCAGGATTTCCTAGACTCACTTAACACCGATAAAGTAAATGTTATCTTAGCAGTCCCAACTAGAGTTAACCAGAGCACCCCTGAATTTAAGCAGTTTGAACGGGAGATTTATACGTGCGAGGAAATGTTTAACGTGCTCCTAGAAAAACAAAGACTTGAGAAAGAAGTACTAGAAAAAGAATATGGATTCTAACCTAAGAAGGAGAGAGAGAATGAACGAGACATTGCATTACAATATAAGATATGGCTGGGAGAGAAGTAATCTTGATGAAAAGCATTCTAAGTTTGGCGATGAGATGCTACATGAATATTATTTTGAAGAGATTAGCTGCAGGGAAAATAATGACTATCCTTCAATTTCTGTATATCAAATAAAGGAAAGTCTCAATTTACCTCTTAGCTTCCCCTTATATATTATTGTTTTTAAAACAGATCTTAGTATTCAATTTGCCACAGCAGATGACCTGATCTCAGTCTATGAAGTTCTCAATAAGTTCAATGGGTTATTTTTGTATCAGTTGCTCAAAAATGGGAAGGGACAATAAGAATGTTAACTTATGTAACTCAAGAAGAACGTGACGAGAAGTTTCGAGATATCAAGATTTCTTTATCGCTTAAACGGCCATATTTGCCCTACAAAGATATATGATGACTTGAAAATCTATTCCCGATAAGCTCATTGGTTGAGCAGCGCACTGTTAATGCGTTGGCGGTTGGTTCGACTCCAGCATCGGGAGTTATAGTTCAAACTCACTATAAGTAGGTATAAGTATGAATGGCCAAAAAGCAAGCGTCATAGAATATAGCCAAGTTGAAGCGATGGCATACATGAAAGAAATGCTAAAACGCTACCCTCCAGAGAATCCTGAGTCAGCAGATATTATAATAAATACTTTGGAGAATGTTACTGTGCTCCTGCTTGTGAGTATTAAAGATCAGATTAAGCCAAAACTCTTCTTAAATAAGTTTTCGAAATCAGTGAGAGAAAAGTTTAAGTTTTATCTAGCCAATATGGAAGCGCACAAGAAACAGCAGGAGGCTGCAAAAGAACTGACATGTTAATTCTTAAAATATTTAGTGTTAATTAAAATTCCAAGTTCTGTCTCTAGAAATGTTAATTTTAGAATTTAGCGATGTTAATTGTAACACAAGAAAAGAGGACTCCGTTTTCAAGACGGGCCCCAAACTCCTTCTACACATGGCAGATGAGATAAGCTTTAATGTCCATTAACAAGATCAGTCCATGGAGCATGATCTAACCTTTCCAAAGGAATACGTTTCATATTGTATTTGTAGGCATAGTAGCCTTTAGCTTTACTGTAATAAAGTTTGCCTATGCGATAGAGATTTCCAGGATAGGCAACATACATTCCATGATGGAAGAGAAAGATGTCCTCTTCTTTCATATATCTCTTATTACTTTTCTTGGCATTATGCGAGGCGTCTAGAGGGACTATCAAAACAAAGAGAGCAAGTAACATAGTTAGTATTTTCACAACTTTCCTTTTGTTATTTCTTTTTCCTGAGTGCTTTAGACTCTACCTCTTCATGCAAGGCAACCTCAGCTCTATATTTCTTAGGCACCTTTGCACTCACCTCGATCTTACCAGTCTTGGTATTTTTACCAGCTAGCTCATGCTTTTTTAAACCAGCATCAACTTTCTTCATGGCATTAAAACCGGAATCTCCAAAGGTGGCTTTCTCGGCAATATTGGCTTTAGTATGAGCTCGTTGATAACTCCTGCTATGAGTAGGGAACCCACTGTCATACAGATTATGTACAACGCAATATCCCTTGTTATTTGTGTTTTCATGGTTCTCACCGCAAACTTTACATTTCATAATTTCTCAAAATATAACAAACAATAGCAATAAATCCAAACAGCACACAACCTGTGATTACCATTTGGCTCATGAACCAGAAAATGTCAAATATCTCTTCTCAGTATCCTGGTTCTCTCATTTCTTCTTCTTTTCAACAATGCCACATTTCTCTAACTTTTTATCGAATGTCTTATCCATTTTCAGAAGCTTTTTTGTGTCCTTTTGTCCTTTCTTGAGATCTTTCTCGATCTTGTGGATTTGCTTGTCCATGTTTTGCTAACTCCTTTCTGTATTGTTCTCTCTCATCAAAAAAATCACGTATCAAAATACCTTGATTGTCTACCTGCAACTCTAGATCACGTATACGCTCTTTTAGAGTTCGAATATCCCTATCAATTTGATTGGCATCATATATCATTTTCAGCTCTTTCTTTTTTCTTTAAGAATTTATTTATATACCATTGCTGGTATTCTTCGTTAGATATATTTCTTCCACACATCTCACAAGCAATGCAGTATGTCGTCTCACCATTAGGCACAGTAAAGTAATGCCTGATAGGCTTATCATGAATGCAGCTACTCATTTCTTCTGGCATTTACTTTTCAAGTTCCTTCTCCAAAGCTTGGACATTACAATTTATAGCATCTAAAGTGTCAAATACATCATGTAATTCAAGACTCAATCTTCTAATCAATACATGCATTCTTTGAAATCGCTCAGAAATCACGCTTTTTTTTTAGCTTTCCTGGCTTCTGAGTATGCGATGGCGACAGCTTGCTTTTGAGGCTTCCCGGCTTCAATTTCTTTTTTGATATTAGTTGAAAACCCTTTCTTAGTTTTCGCTTTCTGTCCTTTCACAAGTGGCATAACCAATCCTTATTTTTGTGTTTTCAGACTGCTCACATTCAAAACTTCGTGGCAATCTTTTCCATTTTTTAACTAACCCTTTAATTTTCTCATATCCCCAGTCCCAACGATGGCCTATCCACCAGGCAACTTGCTCAATCTCAAATTCGTCAACTATCAAGCATAACTCAAAAGTAGCTGGGCAAAATTCAGGAAACTTTGCCCAACCAGCTTCATCAAAATCTATTTTTTTTTAGCTTTAGATTTCAATTTTTTCACTTTAAGAACTTTCTTAACCACAGGTTTTTTCGCAGACACTGCCGCAACTTTTACCTTAGGATTTTTTTCCATAACTGCTTCGACCTTGCCGAAACCTTTAGGTAGACTGACTTGACTAAGTTTAGATGCCATACATATTCCCATTTAAAATGATGTTTATCACATCCCCGTCGTTGTAAATTAAAAATATTAATTTTGCAATATAATAAATTCCCATACATGAA